CTCTTTATTTTTATAAAATAAACGATATAAGGAATTTAATATGGCGAATTCAACATCAGCAAATTTAAAACTTACAGTACAAGCAACTGGAGAAAATTCAGGAACTTGGGGACAAATTACAAATACTAACCTTTTAATTTTAGAACAAGCGATTGGTGGTTTTACTACTTTTAATATTACTAACGCTGCTAGATCTTTAACTTTTACTAATGGTGCTTTATCAAATGGTAAAAATGAAGTTATAAAATTAACAGGAACTTTAGCTTCTAATTTAACAGTTAGTATTCCAAACTCAGTTGAAAAAACTTACCAAGTACAAGACGCATGTAATCATGCTGGAAATACTTTAACGTTCAAAACTGCATCTGGAACAGGTGTTCTTTTATGTGAAGGAAATAATTATACGTTATATTCTGATGGAACTAATGTTGTAAAACTTCATGAACAAAGAAATTGGAGAGCAATATCAGCAGCAGAAACAGTTCAAGCAGGTGCTAAACTTTTAGTAAATACAAATAGTGGAGCAGTTACAGTAACACTTCCCGCATCACCGGCTACTGGTGATGAAGTACATTTTGTAGATCAAGGTTATGATTTCAATACTAACGCATTGACTGTTGGTAGAAACTCTTCTAATATAGCTAATGCAGCATCTGATCTTGTAGTTAATACTCAAGGTGCAGCTTTTTCATTAGTATTCTCAGGAGATGCTACAACAGGATGGACTTACACGGAGAAATAATATGTCAAATTACGAAGCAACAAAATACGATTTTTCAGGAGCAAACCTTACAGGTATCGAAGGAATTCCTACAGCAACTATTGTGCCGTGGTCTTCTGCTTCAGTGCCAACAGGTTTTCTAGAATGTAATGGTCAAACAGTTTCAAGATCAACTTACTCTGCCTTATTTGCAATCGTAGGTACAACGTATGGAGCTGGAGATGGTTCATCAACTTTTCTTGTGCCAGACTTACAAAATAACGTAGCAGTTGGAAAATCTAATAATAAAGCTTTAGCCTCAACTGGTGGAGCAAATACTGTAGCTGCAACTGGAAACATTGGAGGTTCAACAGCGAATGCAACCTTATCAAACTCACAACTTGCATCCCACTCTCATGGTCTTACTCTTCCGGCTGGTGGTGATGGTAGTAATGTTAAAGCGATGGGTAACAATAGACAAGGTAACCTAAATGCAAACTTTAACACAAATAACTCAGGTTCTGGTAGTGGTCACTCTCACAACATGAGTGCAAACTTTACAGGTGATTCAACTTCGGTTTTACAACCTTATTTAACAGTAATTTATATAATTAAGACGTAGGAGAAATTATGGCAACAAATGCACAATGGACAGTGGTATTCGAAGATAAATGTATAATTAAAAATTTTGCAGAAGGTGCTAATGAAGGTATAGGATATGTTATCTCTGATGATTCTTTTTGGAGTCAAGGTAAGTTTTCAAACATTTGGGCTATTCAATTTGGAACAGCTAGTCCTAGTGATACAGTAGAGTATAGAGATGGAACTCCTCACTCTAGTTGGGAAGATGCTAATTTAGGTGACTTTCAAGACTTTATTACTAGATGGGATTCAGTTCATTTAACTCAATTACAATCTGATTGGGATAATGATAATGAAGAAGACGAAACTGAAGCTGAAAAAATTGCTAGATTAGGTGCAAGACCTACTTCTTATTCTTCTTCATAGTATTAAAAGAAACCACTAATCTCTCTTCATTCGAATCAAGTTTCTTTACTTGATGAGGTATATCCGAAGGAAATAATAATAATTTATTTTTTTTAAATTTATTAAAATAAGAAGAATATTCTCTACTATAAAAAACAGTAGGACTCTCTCCCTGTATATAAATTATACCTGAATAATCAGAATATGTATGTATATGTATATCATGAGCATCATCTTTATTGTATAATTGTGCCCAATTATTACCTAAGAATAATTCATGACTATCTAGGATAGTTATTATTTGTTGTCTAAGATTTTTTAAAACTGGAAAATTTAAAACATTTAAATATTTATATGTATTTTTTTGTTCATAGGTTTTAACATCTTTAACTAAAAATAAAATTTGATTAATCTCATTTACAGATATATTTAAATCATATTCATAGAATGCATTTTGATATTGAAATGGATCAAAAGGATTAGACATTATCTTAATACCATCCAAGATGTTAAAATATATTTTTCACCAGATAAAGGTGGATTGCCTCTATGAACATATGGAAAAGCTGCGGGCCAAATAACTATTCTACCTGTTTTAGGTTGTACTCTTTTTGAAAAATGTAAAAACTCTGTTTCTCCTCCTTCTTCTACATCATTTAAATATATAGAAAAAACAAAAGCGCGTGGTTCATTCTCAAATCCTTTTCCATGTTCTATATGCCAAACGTGATAACCTTCAGTTGGCAATGTCTTTTGAATCTTTAATTGTGTAAAATTAAAAGGAACTCCATAAGCATCGTCAGCTCCTACATTTTTAACATAGTGATTCCAAGCTAACTCAAAATTAAACATCATTGGTTTTAAATCTTCCCACCATACATCTACATTTTCACGACCTGCAAAAAATTGTTGATCTTGTTTTCTTAATATAGATGCTTTTTCAAAACCTATTCTATTAATTGTATTATTAAATTTGTTTTGATCTTCATATAAATTAATTGCTTTATTACATTCTTGTTCAGGTATGTAGTTATCATACACACCAATAAAATTGGTTATATTAACTGTTTTTTCATTCATTTATTTTTTTCCTTTATATTTATTTTATATTTAAAAGTTAATACCATTCTTAAATCATTAAAACTTCGAACAGTATCTCTAGCACAATGTTCTATTAGACCATCAAAAACTATAACTCTACCTGGTTTAGGTATAATACTTTTTTGAATATCATAACTATTTGTATCATAAAAAACTGTTTCTCCTCCTAAACTTAAATCCCAATTATTATTTAAATAGTACATTACAGTTATACCTCCATCTGAATCAATATCATAATCTACATGAGATTCATGTACAGTACCATAAGGATTACCACTAGCATAAACTCTTTCTAATTTTAATAGATCAAAAATTTTTAAATTTTTTAAAATATTTTCTGTGCTTTTTTTAAATTTGTTTTCAATTTCATTATCAAAAGTTAAATCGTATTTAAATTTTCTCCATTTAGTGCCATCAGTACCAGAACCTAAAAATTTCCAAGGGATTTCATCTCTAAAATAAAAATAAATTTTTTTTGTGTCTTCTTTATCAAAATAATTATCTATTAAATGAATAAACTTTTGATCTAATTCATTTGCTAAAGATATTATTTTTAGTTTTTTATTTTGATACCTGTCTTGATTATACAAATAAACCAATAATTCTGAGTCTTTTCCAATTAATTTTTTAATTGCTTCTCTATTGGTTTCAGTTTTAAAAGTAAAACTGTCATTACCGTAGATAGAGTGAAATAAGCCGGCATAACAAATATCTTCATGGCAGTTCCATTTTCTTAATTTATTATATACATTTACTAAATGATTAAATAAATTATTATTATTATTATGGGGTATTTGATTAGTTTTTTTACTAATTAAATAATTAATACAGTTAATATATTTATTCATTTATTTTGTATCTTTCATTCTCTATAAAACTAATATATAACACAATTATGGCCTTAAAAAAAGTAGATTTTGCACCTGGTTTTAATAAACAAAGCGTACCTTCAGCTCTCCCTGGAAAATGGGTAGATGGGGACTTTGTACGTTTTAGATATACCGCACCTGAAAAAATAGGTGGCTGGGAACAATTGACTGCTGCGTCTAAAACATTGCCGGGCGCCGCTAGAGCTCAATTAACTTGGACTTCATTAGCAGGCGAACGTTATGCTGCTATTGGAACGTCTCAAGGTTTGTTTTTATATTATGGTAATGATTTTTTTGACATTACTCCATTAGATACAGCTATTACAGGATGTACATTAACAACTGTTACTAGTTCAAATGTTTTACAAATTA